GCGCGGCCGCGGGTTCGACGACGGCCGCCGGCAGCGGGGCGACCGCCTCGGGCTGCGGCTGGGTCTGGGGCTTCTTCGCCATGTCAGCTCACCGCGTCCTGGATCAGGTAGCCGACGGAGGGCGCGCAGACGACTTCCCGGACCTTCTCGCCGACGCGGATCCGGAAGCCGCCGTCGAGGCCCATGTCTTCGTCCTCGATCCGGCCGCCGACCTTGGTGCCGTATTCGCCCGTGAAGCCCCAGGTCAGCTTCTCGGCCGCCGGCGACGGGTCGACATAGAGCAGCGCGATATGCTTGCCCCAGACGCGGCCGAGGCTCGCGGTCTGGCCGGGCTTGGCGAGGTTCACGAAGCTCTCGCCGACCAGCAGCTGCTGGACTTCGAACAGCTCCTCGAACTCGCGCCGGCTGATCATGCCCTTGCCGCTCTCGGTGCCCTTCACGGCATTGACCAGGTCCGGATGGGAGCGGAGCTTCGACCAGACCGGCTGGCCCATCACGACGGTGTTGGGCCGGTAGACCAGCGTGCCGTCGAGGCCGTCCTTGATCACGTTGATCGGGTCGGAGGTGCCGCCGTAGTTCTCGAAGCGGGCCGTACCGGTCAGGGCGAGGCGCCGGCTGGCGTCGTAGTTGGCCGTGTTCTGCACCATGCCGGCGACACGCACCTCGCGCTGCAGCAGCAGCATGTCGGCGAGCCCCTCGGCCGCCCGCTTCTCCGGATCGATGGCGGAGAGCTTCGCCTCGCGCAGGCGCCGGGCGCGGTTCACGTCCGAATAGGGGATCGGCGCGTCGTAGCCGAACTCCTCGACCGTGGAGGTGCGCTCCTGGCCGGTGAACTCGAACTGGTTCGGCCGGCCGCGGCGGCCGATGCGGGCGTCGGGGGCGTTGAAGCCCTCTTCGAGCGGATAGAACATCCACTTGAAGTCCTCGTCGACCGGCATCCGCGGCAGGACGCGATCGGCGATCAGGGACTGGGCCTGGTTGCGATAGCCGATCGCGATCGCCGTCAGGGTCGCGTCGGTGACGAAGGGGCGCTTCATCGTGTTTCCTCATGCGGCCGGCGCGGCCGGCGGATCGAGTGGGGATGAGCCGGATCAGGCCGACGGCTTGGAGAGTGTGGTCTGGACGATCAGGCAGCGGATCAGATCACCGGACACGCCGGCTTCGAGCGCGATCGCGCCGACCCAGACCACGGTGGAGTTGGTGACCACGGCCTTCACGGCCTGGCCGTTGGAGTCGGAGGTGAGCGGGTCGCCGGCCGCGATGGTTCCGCCGGCCTTCACCTGGTAGGTGCCGAGGTGATGGACATCGCCCATCGTGGCGGCATCGACGCCGAGCTTGTCGACGATGCCGATGATCGGCGCGGAGACGCCGGCGGCGAGCGCCGCGCCGGCCGTCGCCGCGATCGCGAAGAGATTGCCGGCCGCGGCGGCCGCGAAGGCGTGGGACTTGGTCAGGATCGGGGTCATGGCACTCTCCGGGGATCGGCCTGGCTGGCGTTGGGATCAGGCGCGGGTGGCCAGGACCTGGTCGATCGCCTCGGAGATCGTGACGACGACCCCCTTGGCGGCCAGCTCGGACTGCAGCGCCTGGCCCTTGGCGGCGAGCACGACCGGGTTCACGTCGGCGCCGTCCTTGGGCTCGCGCGTGTCCAGCCCGCTCGGCCCGAGCAGCGCCGGCGAGGCGGCGAGCAACGACTTGACCGAGGCGATGCCGGCGGTGGCGCAGAGCGCGGCATAGTGCTCGCGCTGGGCCGGGACGATCTTCTTGTCCTTCAGCGCCTGTTCGAGCAGCGCCTCGATCTCGGCCTTGCCGGCTGCCGCCTTGATGGCGGTCAGTTCGGTCGTGGTGGCCGCGAGCCTGGCGAGCGTCTCGTCATGCACGGACTTGGCGACGACGGTCGCCGGATCGACGATCTTCGCCTGCAGGGCCTGGAGGGCGGCGAGCGCGGCGGTCTCGGATGCGGTCTCCTGGAGGCCCAAGAGGGCCAGGACGGATTTCATGGGACGGGTCTCCTCAGGGTGGCCGGCACTCGCAAGCGCGACCTGGCCGGCGAGAGCGGGCGACGGAACGAGCGCGACGGATTTGAGCCAGGTCGCCTCGCCGGCTTCGGTGTGCAGGAAGGCCGGCGAGACATAGGGGTGGCGCCGGATCGTCTCGGCCGCCTTGGCCGGCTCGACCCACTCGACGTCGGCGACGAGCTGGGCGCCGTCCGCCGCCAGCCCCGTGACCCAGCCGATCACGTCGACCGCCTCGCCCTTCGGCGCGCGGATCTCGCTGGCATGGTTGAGGTCGATCGGCAGCTTCAGGCCGTCGGCCTTGAAACGCGCCACCAGCGTGGCCGCATCGATCCGGTACCGGCGCCCGTCGCGGGTCTCGATCGGTCCGACCTGCGGGAAGACGGTGACGCGCGACGGCGCGGCAGGGCCGGCCGGCACAGCCGCGAGGCTGGCGAACAGGGCGGGCATCACCTCGGCGGCGAGGCACGAGAGGGGGCTTGCGGGGCGCGTCGTCATGGGGCGACACTGGCGCCGGGCCGGACCCGGATCGAGGCTGACAGCCGTCAGCCCATGCAGTGCCGTCCGATCCCCCACTAAAAGCCGAATAAAAGCCCGTGGAAGCCCCTCGGCGCCCCGGCACGCTACCACGCACCGTCCGGCCGGTCACGGGCGTCAACGCCCCTGCCATCGCCAACCCTTCGGCCGCCCCGTTAAAGGGGTTTTGAAGCCCCTGGGAGCCGCTCGGAGGCGTCGGGCGCACCGTCGGGGCGGCAGAAGCGACACGGGCGGCAGCGGCGCCCTTGCGGCTGCACTCGTCCGGGAGCATGATCGGGCTCGTGCGGCGGTGAATATCGTTGCCCTCGATGGCCACTGGCGGTGTTGGACGTCCCGCCCCGCCGCACCTTCACTCTCCTTCCGGCTTCGGCACATCGTCGGCCTTCGGCCATGGCCATGGGATGCCGGCCTGCTCGAACACCTTCCGCAGACGGGATGCCGCACGCGGATGAATCGTCCGCAGCCGCAGGTTTTTGGCCCTGGTCATCACGACGACCGCGAACCAGTAGTCGGCCCCCACCTTGGCGACCAGGTTGCGCACGTTCGGCAGTCCGTCCTGCATGTCGGGCAGGACGATGCCTTCGGAGATGACGCGCGGCGTGACGGCCAGCTTCTCGATCGGCATCCGATCGCGGATGGTGCGCTTGGCCAGCGTGTCGCTGCCGATCGCCACGACCGGATAGGGCGTGCCCAAGTCCTGCGCCAGGTGCGGAGCGACGCCGGCGGGCAGCACGACCGGCTGCGGAAGGCGGTCGGCGATTTTCAGGAAGGGGTCCGACCAGGCTTCGGTCAGGACCCGGAGGCTGTCCTCCGGCGCCGCGACCGCCAGCTTCTCGGTCAGCATGGTCATGATGTTCTGCGCCCGGTTCAGCCCGGGATTGCCGGCCCAGCTCGGATCGACGCCGGCCGGTACCGACAGCACCTCGCCGGTGCGCTTGTTGACGACGATGCGCGGCTCCTCGATCGGGACCTCGTCGGTGTAGGACGGATCGTCGGGCGAGGCCGGCTCGCGACCGAGGAGGTCGGTCCGCTCGCGGCCGTCGATCTGCCGGACCGAGCATTTGCAGTTCCAGGCGTTCGGCGGGAAGTGGGTCGACCACCACGGATGGTCGGCCGGCAGGATGATGCCGACCCAGCGCAGATGCTGCTCGCGCGGCCGCGCCGAGGCCGAGCGGATATAGACCAGGTAGGGCAGGACGGCCTTGGTGCGCTGGATGCGCTGCCATTGGCCGGCGGACCGCGCCGCCGCCATGTTGCCCCAGAAGATCATGTTCAGCCGCCGCGGCGCGGTGAAGTTGACCATCCTGTCGGGCATCTGGCCGAGCGGATCGCTGACCAGGCGCGGGCCGCCCCAGCCGATCCGCTGCAGCTCGGGCAGGATCGCCTGCTTCCAGGTCTCCACGCCCTGGCCGAGGCGGCTGGCGTTGTGAACGCTCGTCTTGAAGAGGGTCAGCAGCTCCAGTTCGGTCGCCTTGGAGACCGCGAAGGCATAGGCATGCTCTTCCGGGCTGACATCCCGAAAGGAGAAGCTCGGCCGCAGCGTCTTGCGACCGAGGAACTCCGTGATCTCGGGCGGCGTCTGGAACCCGGGCTTCGCGTCGGCCATCTCAGTCGACCGCGTCGCCGATGGCGCGCGCCCCCATGGAGGCGATCGCCAGGCGCTCGGCGAGCTTGGAGGCATCCGGTCCGTTGGCGCGCAGCATGAACAGCACCTCGTCGAGGCTGGTCGCATGGGTCACGGCCGCGAGCAGCGGCTGCAGGAGCGGATCGGTGATGTCCTGCCAGTCGGCCAGCATCTCCTCGAGCAGCTGGTCGGTGACATCGACGCCGTCCGGTTCCGCGGCCGGCTCGGCAGCGAGGATGGCCGTCCGCAGGCAGCCGCCGCACCGGCAGCCGGCGACATGGGCGGCGAG